GCGACCGTCAGCTCGCCGAACTCCGCGACCGTGATCCCGTCGCGGGCCTTCATTTTCGCGATGGAGATAAACGCGTCGATCTTGTCCTTGACGTTTGTCAAGTCGTTGGCGGCGATGAGCGGGGCGGTCGAGATCATTTCTTTCTCCTCCAGACGTGGACCGCATCGACAACGCGGGACCGCTTCGCCGGGCATCCGGTGCACGCGAGGTACTGGACCTGCGCGGTCCCGTGCCGCTTGGACGACACGGTCCGCATCCGAGCCCCGCACCGCTGGCAGTTAGCCGGCTGCATGGCGGAGCCTCGCGATCGCTGCCGCCGCTGCGGCCTGGTAGCCGACGGCCGTCCCGGCCTTGATCGACCGGGCTTGCGTGGGCACGCCGACGAGCTGCGGGGAGTCGTCGATCCAGATGTCGACAGACAGCCCGGCGGCCTCGGCGGCCGCCCGCTTCAGCGTGTCAGGTCCGCAGAGCACAACGCCGGCCAGGGCCTCGTACGCGTCACCGAAGCCGGCCTGGACCGCGGCCCGGTTCTCGGGCGTGTCCTCTCGGCGCGTGATGCAGAACACTTTCGCGCCGCGGTTGCCGGCGTCGAGGAGGAACGACCGCCAGAGCCCGGGGGCCGCCGTGTAGGTCTGGTCGTAGTCGAGACTGATCGTCAGGGATGACGACTCGCCGACCACTCCACGGGCGGCCCGCCAGGCGTCGAGCGAACGGGCAGACAGCGACGACGACGGGTAGGCCGCCCGCGTCACGGGCGACAAATCGTAGAGGCCCGACGCCTCGGTTATCGTCCGGATCACGTTGCCCCGCTCGTCCTCGGCGAACGTCTCGCCCTTCGGGTTCACGGTGAACGCGAACGACGAGCCGAAGATCGTCTTCGAGCGTATGAGCGTCATCACCTCCGCGGCCGTCTGTGTCGCGACCGGGTCGGCCTCGTAGGCCAGACCCTTGTCGGTCTTCTCAATTCGGAGCGTGCCGTTGGTGGTACGTGCGAGGATCTTGGAGTCGTCGTGATTGAACAGGAGCGGGACGTCGAGCTTCCGCTTCGCCAGCAGCTTGTCGAACGCCGTCGGCGCGAACTTCTCGCGGAATCCTCCGAGGTCGACCGACAGCGACTCCCACGGCGGGGCAATGCCGCGGATCTTCGGGGCCTCGCCGTCTCGCTCTTCGACGAACAGGCCGTCGTCGCCGAGGGCGTCCATCGGAATGTAACGTCGTTCGAGACTGTCGCTCATGGCTGGCCTCCCTGCTGCGGCGCTTCGTTTGCGCCGTCCACCATCTGCCGGGCAAACTCCTCCGCGATCGTCGGGAACGCGGACGTAATGAGGGCGACGGCGGCGTCTTTGTCGAGCGAGCCGTCGGAGATCTTCGCCAGGACCTCGAGGAGCGCCGTCACCTGGGCACCGTTAAGCGCGGTGGCGGCGAGGCCGGCGCCGCTTGCCGCGGCCGCCAGCGGGTCCGCCGTCGGGTCGAGCGGCAGATCGGATGAATCATCCGGCGCCGCAGGAACCGCGGCGGCGACCGCCGCTGCGGCGTTGTCGAGGGTCGAGAAACCGAGCTGGACGTAGGTCTGGTCGGCGGCCGGCGTGTCGAGGAGGGGCAGGTCCTCGAGGTCGCGGATCTCGTTGGGCGAGATTGATCCCTGCTGCCAGAGCGCGGAGTAGAGCTGGACCCGGCTGGCCGTGTCACCCCGCAGGAGGCCGCGGTTGTCGAGCTTGAATGAAACCCGGTCGCCTTGCTCCTCGTAGGTCGAGAGGATCGTACGGTCGACGGCGCCCTCGACGCGGCGCTGCCACGGCAGGAGGCACCAGACCTGAGCGGAGAGATGCTCCTGCTCGACGGTCGACCATTTGTTCATCGTCGAGTCACCGATCAGCGTGGACGGGACGCCCCAGCATCGAGCCACGTCGGCGACGACGGCGTTCCGCAGCTCGATCAACTGCGACTGCTCGGCTGTGTTCCCTTCAATGGGTTTCAGCGTCATCTTCTTCGGCAGGACGGCGGCGCTGCCACGCTTGCCTGGTCCGCCGTAGAGGTCCCGCATCTGCTGCCGCAGGGCGGCCACGGCGTCGGCCGGGATCGTCTCCTGAGTTTCGAGCACGATGTCGGGCCGGGCGGAGTTTTCCCAGTACGAGGTCGCCGCGCTGTCGATGCTCCTGGCCAGGGCGATCGAAGTCGCGCACAGCTCGGGCGGCGCCATGCCGACGAGCCCGTTCTCCGAGAGCCACCGAACGTGGAGGACCTCCTCCTGGCGGAGCGGCTTCCATCGGCCGTCTGCCTCGAAGTAGCTGTAGCGGATCGAGTAGTCGGAGAGACGCTCGACCTTGATCCGCGTCGGGTGCATCGGCCGCAGCTCGGAGCAGAAGCCGCGCGGCCCGGGGATGATCCGGGCAAACGAATTGCCGTAAAGGGCGGTCGTGTAGACGACCCACTCCCAGAACTCGTAGCTCGACTGCCACGGGTTGGGCCGCTTGCCCAGGACGTAGGCCACCGGCAGGTCGCCGGCGTTGTCCCGGCGGCCATTAGGCAGCGTGCGGACACAATGCCCGGGCATCGACGCCACAGCCTGGGCGAGGAACCGGACGACCGCCAGGATCGCGGTAACGCGGATCGCCGTCTCCGGCTTGCCGGCCAGGGACGAGTCAAACAGGCCGAGCGGGTCGACGAGCGACAGGCTCCGCATCGAGAACGTCTGCGGCTCGTAACGGGCGGACCGCGGCGCCCGCGGCTTCCTGGCCGCCGGCTTCCGCTTCGTTACAGCTCGATTATCTGCCACGCTGACGGGTCCGTATTGCCCTCGTCGCTGGTAGACGCGATCGCCAACGCGTTGACCAGGGCGACTATCGGGTCGATCTTCTCGGCGCTCTTCGCTTTGTCCGGCTTGATCATTCCCGTCGGGTCGGTGTAGACGCAGACGTGGTTGGCGGCCCACGCGGCGATCGGATTCGGCGGGTCGCCCGTGCGGAGCTTGCCCTCGACGACGAGCGCCTCGAGCAGCTTGCACGGGGCGTTTAGCGTGCCCGTTCGCTGGGCTACAGTTTGAACCTCAACGTCCGCCCGTTGAAGTAAGGTCGCGAGCGGTCCCACCTGCCACGGGTCCGCACCGACGGCCACGATCCGCGACTGCTCGCCGGCTTCGAGGATGTCGCGGGCGACGTGCTCGTGATCCAGGCGGGCGCCTTGCGTGACGGTTGCCCAGCCGTCGCGGATCCACGTCATGTACGGGATCCCTTCCCGCTCGCGCGCCGCGACCGTCTCCTCGGGGACCCAGACCTTCCACCGGGCGAAGTAGCTGCCGTCGCTTTCCTTCCAGAGGAAACAAGCCGCGGTCATGTCGAGATTAGAGGCCAGGTCGACGCCGACCCAGCAGGGGCGGCCGTCCGTTGGCTCGAGCGGGCCGGTCGAGCAGGCCGCCCACTTCGCGGGATCTTGAAACCACCGGTTGTCGGATTGTGCCCAGACCCCGAGCCGGTAGCGCAGGAACGACGTCCGCTTCCGGGCGTTGGTCAGGGAGTCGGCGTAGTCGTCGGCGAAATCTTTCTGCCCGATCGTCACCCCGAGCGACGGGTTCGCCGCCTTCCAGAGCTTCGGCGACCCGTAGTCCTTCGCGTCCTGCGGCGCCTCGTAGACCTTCCCGAAAAACGTCGGGTTCGCCTCGGGGTTCTTCTCGACGAGCTTGGCGTCCTGATACCAGCGGTAGCCGATGCCGTTCCGCGATTCGCCGGCGGTCGAGATCGCCACGACGAGCGGCTGCGCCCGGGCGGCGCCGGCGTAGGTGAGGGCCTCGACCAGGTCCGGCTTCCGGTGGGCGTGCAGCTCGTCGATCACGACGGCCGAGGCGTCGATACCTTCCGCTCGCCACGAGTCGGCGGCGAGACAGGTATACCGGCTGGCCGTCGGCCGGTGGACAATCGTTGAGCGGCTGTCGATTACCTCGAGAGCCCGCGTTAGCTCGGGATTCGCCCGCACGCTCGCGGCGACGGAGCGGTAGATCAGCCCGGCTTGGATCCGGTCGACGGCCGCACCGTAGACGGCGGCGCCGGGCTCGCCATCGGCAAGAATGTGGTAGAGCACGAGCGCCGCCATCAGGCTGCTCTTGCCGTTTTTTTTACTGACGAAGATCGCCGCCCGCCGATAGCGGCGGAAGCCCTGGCCGTCGACCCACCCGTAGATCGGCTCAATGATGTCGTGGATCTGCCACGGCATCAGCTTCATGGGCTTTCCGGCAAACCGACGGCCGCTCGTCATCGTCACGAACTGCTCGACAAACTTGACGACGCGGTCGGCCCGCTCCTGCTCGTACGTGTAGCCGGGGACGTACTCGGGACGCCGCTTCCATGCCGGGTCTCGCAGCTTTTTAGGCGCGGCCTTCGATGAACGCTTGGAGCGTGTCTCGGACTTCGCCACGCGGGACCTCCATGCCGGCACGCGCCGACGGTGTCAGACCGTACTCCTGCTCGATCCGGAGCATCGAGTGTGCCAGCTTGACGAACATCGTCGCGGCCGGCGTCGACTGCATGTATTTCACTTTGCCGTCCTTGTCCCGGATCACAAGGACGTCGAGCCCGCGGCGGATCTGGTCGAGGTAGCGGACCCACTGCTCGTACATCGCGCAGTAGCGGCCGATCGCCTCCGTGTCGGCCGGCGTGATCAGACCCATCGCCTCGAGCTGCGGGACGACCTCGTCCCACTTCTCGCGGGCCTTGCCGGTCACCCACGCCGGGGCAACGACGGCCCCGGCCGGCGGGACCGGCTCGTCGGCGTGTTTGCCTTCCTTCGACGGGTCGCCACGGAGGAGGCGGAGCTTCGTCGGCTGTTTACGCGGTCCGCGTTTTCCCATCGTCGCCTCCAGGCTTGAGCCACTGATCTATAACAGCACGGGCTACAGTTTCGGTCATTCGCGGCGGGACGCTCATCCCAATCATGTATTTCCCAACCTTCTCGTCCTTCGCCACGTAATCGTCCGGGAATGATCCCAGCCTTTTCCACTCTCTGAATGTCAGTCTCCGGCACTCGTCCCAGTGGGTAAATAGCGTGTGATTGGCAGACAGTGTCGGGGCCGCATCTTCACCGTTGAGCCGGACATGCTGGAATAGCGACTGCCTTCCCTCTCGCCTCTGGACCGCGTCCGTGTAGCTTCTGCCTCGTCGCGTGATATGCCACCACTTCAGATCCGCGCCAGTGGGCTGCGTGGCCTCTATTTCCTGCGGCGTGAGGTCTTGTATGTCTCTAGTGGCTTCGCCGGCCGTGATGATCGGGCCAGATGGATGTAGCACTAGCGGTTCTTTTTTCATGGATCCAAGCACAGCACAGAAAAACGCTCGTTCCCGTTTTTGCGGAACGCCACAGCGGGACGCATTTACAAGGAACACCTGCGGCCAGTAGCCAAGCTCGCGAAGCCTGTCGCAAACGGCCTTTGTGTATCCCTTCGCATTTCCTAAAAGCATCCCCTTCACATTCTCAGCAATCACAACCTTCGGCCGGAGGTGATCTACAAGGCCCAGGAAGTCAAAGAACAGATCCGAGAGAACCTGCTTTGCCTGCCCCTCCCGGAAATGTTTCTCCTTCCCCCAGGCCTTCTCTCTACTTCCGGCCATGCTGAAAGTCGAACACGGCGGAGACCCATCCAAGATGTCTAGCTCTCCAACCTCTGCGGCCACCCCAGAGCTCGCCAGCTCCTTGATCGGGCACCTGTAAAACCTCGGCGGATTTAGATTCCTTCGGTAGTGCCACTCCATCTCCGGGTCTATGTCGTTCGCAGCTACCACAGAGCATCCCGCCAGCCGGTAGCCCATAGAAGACCCACCGCCGCACGCAAACGTCGACATCACGCGGATCCCGTTTTTCGGGATTGCATCAATGTCCGAGAGCATCCACGAGCAATCAGGCTTTGTTTGCGTTGAACTCAAACCCACACTCCGGGCAACAGAAATCCATCTTGATCTCTGACAGGTCTACTTCCTTCGCGCCATCAGCGCTAGCGCTTTTCTCCGTTTTGTAGAGTCCCGCAGCGTCCGCTAGGTCGCGATGCATTTCTTTCAGCGCCTCGCACGCTGCGTCTGATTTCTCAATCAGCTCCTTTAGCGCCACTGGGTCAACATCCGCCATTGCCGAAAGAGGATCCATTGACAGGAGCAACTTGTCAGCCTCATGCTCCGTAACATCAAGAACAAGAACCGGAACCATCTGGTCGGGCGTGGTCTCGGCCCGGAGGTGACCGTCGACCAGAACCAGATCGCCGTCGTCTGTCTCCCTGGCAATCAGGGCATCGGCGTACCCAACCTCAGCCAGGATTCCTTTCAGCGCCTCGCGCTGCCTCTGGGGATGTTGCCTCCAGTTTTTCATGTTCGGAATCAGGTCTGCGGCCCGCACTCTCCGCAGCTCCTTTATCCGGTTACGTATTTTCATCATCGCCAGTCGGCCTCCATTCGTTCCCGCATCTGGGGCAGGACAAAGTCCCGTCCTCGTTTACCAGTGATGCGTCCCCTGGCTTGTCGCCAGACTCCTTATCAACGTAGAGCTTGGCATCCGCCGCTAGATCCGCGTACATCTGCTGGAGCCCTTCGCTCCCGGTGTCCACTTCGCGGAGGAGCGAGTCGAGGGCGATCGCGTTCGTCTCCGCCAGGGCCGCGAGAGGGTCGAGCGACAGGAGCAGCTTGTCGGCCTCGGCCTCGTCGATGTCGAGGACCAGGACCGGGACCTCCTGGTCGGGTGTGGTCTCGGCCCGCAGGTGACCGTCGACCAGGATCAGCGAGCCGTCGGGCAGCTCGCGGGCGAGCAGGGCATCGGCGTAGCCGACCTCGGCCAGGATCCCGCGGAGGGCGTCGGCCTGGGTCTTGGGATGGGTCCGCCAGTTCTTCGGGTTGGGCGTCAGGTCGCCGGCTCGGACTCGTCGTAGCTCGCGTACACGATCGCGGATCTGCATTGTGGCCTCCTGGTGTTACGGTATTGCGGCGGCCGCTTGGTTCAACCCATGCCCCCTTTGTCAAAACCTCCGGAAATTCGCGCAGAGGGCACGCGGGGCTAGGGACAGAATGGCAGTTTGGCGGCCGACCCCACCCCGGGGGCGCATGACAAATCGGCAGGGTTTGGCATTTACAGCAGCCCTCTACGCGACTGCTCGGCTCGTGTCTTGCGGCCGTGGCATGATTCGCACAGCGTCTGAAGATTCTCCGCGGCGTCGGTGCCGCCTTCCTCGAGCGGCTTGATGTGATCGACGTGGGCCTTCGGTCCGAAGATCACGTGACCGCACGCGGCGCACGTGTACGCGTCGCGGATCAAGATCCGCTGCCGGATCGCTCGCCACTCTGCCGACACGTAATGCGCCCGCTCCTTCGATGGTGAGCA